AAATTAATATCTGAATTGGAACTTGCCTAAACTTACTATTTAATTTTGTCAAATAATTCTGAAACCTAGGTGCTTTCAGAATTATTGATTCAAATGGTAAGTAGATCAAAACGCAGTCAGTGGACAGAATTCTTTTCTAACAATAAAAGACAGGAACTATTTAAAGATTTCAGTGTTTCAGTAGTTAATGACAAACCTAAAAAGCAAAAAACTAGTTCATCTAAACACGTGTTTTTCCCGTGCCATGTAGAAAAAGAAAATGACGGTGAAAATAGTATATATAGGGGAAGCACAGGCGGTGTTATCATTTCTGGTAAGCAATACATCACAATCAAATTGCCTTATGGATTAAGCGCTAACGAGATTTGGCGGGCTACAATTGATCAGAACGGAAAGCAAAGAAATAGTCTTTCAGTAGGTGCTAAAAAGTATAAGGACAAGGTTCAAAAACAATATGGACCTATGTTTAGAGCACTTAAGTTAAAAGCTATCGATCAACTTTGTGAAATACGATTAATTGTTCAGCCACCACTTAAAACTCGTTCTTACAGCGCTAAGACATATCCACGATTTGATATTGATAACTATCCCAAACTAATAATTGATAGTGTCAAAGGTGATGGTTTGTTATTCAAAGACGACAATATTTTCATAAGTGAACAAATTAAGTTGGCAGAACCATGTGAAGACGGTTGTGTCTGGCTTTCTTGTGTTTTTACGGATGAAACTGATTGGTTATCTAAAACTGTAGATTTTGATTGGTTAGCTGGGAGAAGCATTTAAATGGCGAAAAAGAGCGATTTGCAACGTCGAGTACTCATTGGTAGAAAACTTGCAATGGCGCGTGACATGGCTCAATTACGTCAAGAAGACGTAGCATTAGAGATATTCGGTACACCTCACAAGAATCGAATGAGTGAAATCGAAAATGGTAAATTAATGCCAGATGCAGAATTATTATCTGTGCTATGTCAAAAATATGGTGTTTCTTCTGATTGGGTACTTGGATTTACTGTTGAGCCAGAATTAGATAAAACTGCTTCTGTAGCAGGTATTTTGTTTAATAGTCTTGGCGATATGATGAGTGAATATACTCAAGCCATGGCTTTTCAATTAAGTATGGCCGCAGCACAGCACGTAACGTCATTTCCGAAAGCTTTAACCGTACAGTTGTTAACGGCTTCAAAAGAGCTTATTCAGGCGTGTTTAACTCAAGATCAGTCTTTTCAAGATAGAGTATTACCTGAATTACAAACTTTAATGCTTATTGTTCGTGAATGTGAACAAAATCGAGCTAAACAGATTCGTAACCTAGAAATGGCTATTGATGATGTTTTTCAGCGAGACGAAAGCGATATACAGGAAAAGGCATTGATTGACCTTATTAAAAATAAAAAGCGTTTTAGTAAAGCTTCTTTACAGCAACAAGCTATAGCTGAAGTAAAACAAATAGGTCTATTTTCAGAGTAATGGATAGACAAAAATGGCTCGCAAGATTGAATACTCGGAAGAAATTTGGAACCGACTAAAGGAAGTCTATGAATCTTCACCAAAGATTACATGGCAGGGTTTAGTTGATCACGTTGGCGAAGAACTCGGTTGTGAGATGCCTTCGCCGTCTGTCGTTCGCCGTAAAGCACTTGCTGAGAAATGGAAAAAGAAAGCAAAATCTCTAGTCAAGAAGACTGCTCGAGAACTCAATAAAGAGATTAAAAAATTGACCAATAAAAACAATGGTCAAGAAGGGTTGCAAGGTTCTGAAAATAAAGAAAAAAGTAATAGTAAAAATTCAGTCAAAAAAACGTCAAATATTGCTGAATTTAATAGTCAAAACTCAAAAAATAATGGTCAAGGCAACGGCGGTAGCTCTTCAGTTAATGAGAACTATCTAAAGTCCGCATTAGTTGTGAAAAATAACCGTATAAGAGCTCATAAACTAGGAGAGTTAATTACAGATACAATTGATAGTGTTATTCATATACGAGATGAAGTACTGAATTTAAACAACCCAACTGAAGATGAATTAGCATTGGTCAAGTTCAAGATGGGTTTAATCAGTCAGGTCGTAGATTTGAACGTTAAGCAAAGTATTAGTATTTCAAACATAGCAAGAACAGAAGCATTATTTTGGGGCCTTGACGTTGATGATTTGAAAGACCAGTCGGAAGTTCAAGCACGGCGCAGTTCTGTTATTTCCGGTGCTGAAGAGCGCATGGCGATTGCCAAAGCAAATATGAAGAAGAAAAAAGAAGAGGCATTTATGCGTAAGCTAGCCCTTGTCGAAGCTGGTGAAGTAGAACCAGAAGATGTGCAAGAATAAGTTGAAAAGCACTGGAATATAGTTGATTAATGAATATACTATTTACTTGATATGTACAACAATTTTTATTTCATCAAACAACTTAATTCAAGACATCTAATGTGGGAGAATAATTCTTGAATCCTTATTTTTTTGGTATTAACCCATGGTTTTTATATGCTTTTTTGGTGGTTATTGCCATCGTAGGCATTTTGTTGATTCGTTTTAATAAGTTTCATAACACTACAGGAAGTGGATTCGGTGTTATTTTAATTGGCTTAGCTATCATTAGCGGTTTCTCATTTCATAGCTACATGAGTAAACCAATTACTCATGCGGACGCAAAGAAACTCGATCTTGTATATGATGAGAGTTACGGCAATCCCCAAGCTGAAGCCTTCCGAAACGAAATGTCAGACTTATCTAAAAAAAATGGAGTCGTTGTTAGTTCAGCTTTATCTTATGTTGGTAGCGATATCTATGTTGACTACATTACAAGAAGCGATTTCAATAGACTAGCTAAGCTTTATGATGAAAGCAAAAAAATTGAATTAAATTGAGAGGGTATAATGACAACAAAATCGTTTCAAAATCTTAGTGTTATGCAACGTGTTGAAGTTGCATTATTTGTTTCCGGAATTGCTGTGGCTTACATGGTAATTTTGATGTTAATAATGAAGCCCTATTTGATTTTCATCAATCCTATATCGATGCTGTTTGTTGAAGCGGCCGGTTTGGACCCTTTCAATAATGTTTTACAAATTTTGAGTGGCTTGTGCTTCATTCTTACGCAACTGACTGTACTTTTAGTTCCTTATGTTATTGTTCGTTTTTTAGTAGAAGTTTTCCTAAAAAGGCTAAAAGAAGAGTAACTTTTTAAGCTTTAAATTATTAGTTAAGCCTGCCTTAGTGGTGGGCTTTTTTGTATGATAATTAATCACATGATTATTTATTTTAAAAAAAGTTCCCGTGTTTTGGGTAGTGCATGTCTATATTAGAAATAATCATTAACTTTAAGATTTATAGGAATCATGCAAATGTCTTCAAATCGAATCAATGCAGCTGAAGCATCTAACTTAGCAAATAGTTCAACCCAGTTTGATAAAGATTATATCCTCGATCAGGTTTATCAAACAGTTAAGGCTAATCTTAAGAACGGTTATGTAGTTTTGCTATATCAAATTAATTCAACCTCTATTCTAGAAATGGAAGCAGCTGTACGTCAATTGAAAGAAGATGGATACCAAGCAAATGCTACTCATTCCTCAATCTCTCTTAAATTAGAGGTTAGATGGCCTGTCTAAGAATTATAACAATAGGAACTTAATAGCTTTTTATTGAAAAAAATTATCCAAAATGCCCTATATCAGTATGGGGCATTTTTTATGACAGATTCAAATCACAATAATCCAGTTTTATCTTATGATGAACTTGGCTTCATTATTGGTATGAAACGAGTTGAAAAAAAAGTAAGTACGATTGATTCAAATATTGAAAAGATTATCGAAATTCTTACTCAAAGCTTTGAAGAGCAAAAAGCACAGTTTTCTAAACCTCAGCCAAAACTGACAGAATTTCAAAAGATGCTTAATGCTGTCAATAATAGACCAGCTTTAGACTTTGAAGATTTATTAAAAGAAAAAGCAAATCCTATCACGCAGTCTTTTGTTGTAGCCGACAAGTTTGTGAAAGACTTTGCTGATGTATTAGAGCAATCAGTTAGTGACCTTAATTCAGCAAATAAAGAACGAATCAACCAACCAAAGGTACAAAAGCCAGCTATAGAAATTAATAGTCATGAAGATTTGGGTAAGATCGTAAGCTCATCAACACCTGAACGTGATGAGAAAGGGCGTTTTGTTTCTACTCAAGAGGATGTTAAAAACCAATCCGCTATTAGCAAAGTTGCACAAACTATTACCACGGCGGTAAAAGGTGTGATGCCGAACTCACCACAAGGTGTTGATCCTACAGTTGATGCAATCAATGAGATCGGTCACTTACTTTCACCTGTACGCCGTGCTGCTGGTTTAGCCATGCGACCCTTAACAGGTTTTTTGCGTAGTAGAAAACGGAATGAACCATTACCGCGAGAACAAGAAAATCATAACCGCAAGCAAATAAAACTATTGCAGCGTATAGCTGATAATTTAGCGTCTAAAGGCGGTTTGCTTGGCTCTATAGGGAAATTACTTACTACAGCCCTTTCAGCTGGTAGTGGGCTGTTAGGCGGTGCTCTAGGCAAAGGTAAGAAAGGTGTAGGGAAATTAGGAAAGGGCTTGGGTAAACTTCTCAAGTTTGGCCGTGGTCTACCCGTAATTGGTGCACTGGCTGCTGGTGCATCATTGTTAGATTGGAATGAACAAAGCTCACAAGAAAAGGGCGGTACTGTTGGTAGTCTTGCAGGCGGAGTAATTGGTGGGACTGTCGGTTCATTATTAGGCCCAGCTGGTACTTTGATTGGTGGTATGGCTGGTTCTTGGATAGGTAATAAGCTTGGTACCGCAGTTGCGCCGTATTTTAAAGAGTGGACGGATTCATTAATTGCTGCTGATGTACCAGGTATTATTAATACTGCTTGGAAAGGATTTGTAAGTTATGCATCTAATGCTTTTGATCAGGCGAAAGGTACTGCTTCAAAAGTTGTAGACGGAGTTAAAGATACTGCTGGCGATACATTAGATTTCATTAAGGATAAATTTAACCGATTTAATCCATTCCATGATGGCGTTCCAACATGGGGAATCGGCCAAGGCGTTTATAAGCCGGGCTTTGGTGCAAATGCTAATGTAGCGCAATATGGAGCAACTATTGCACAACCAGTCAATCATTCCGCTGCTAGGGATGAGGCATTAAAGTTTTTTACCAGTAAGGAAGGTGGGAGTTGGTCACCTGAACAAGCCGCTGGAATAGTGGCGAACCTAGAAGCTGAAAGTGGCTTTAAACATAAAGCTATCGGTGATAGCGGTAAAGCTTTTGGTATTGGTCAATGGCATCCTGATAGACAAGCAAAATTTAAGAAAAAATTTGGTAAAGACATTCGCCAGTCTTCATATCAAGAACAATTAGCTTTTGTAAATTGGGAGTTAAATAACAATGAGTCATCTGCAGGCAAAAAATTAAGACAAACTACAACTGCAAATCAAGCAGGAGCTATTGTTTCACGCTATTACGAGCGTCCAGCAGCTGTAGAGGCTGAAGCTAGAAAACGTTCATCAATAGCTCAAAATATTCATGTGGATGCGAGTAAAAGATCTTTACTGACCACGAATATTGAAGATGAAAAATCTAAAGCAAAAAATGATGTAAATACTAAAGCTGTGAACAGCATTTCGAAGGTTGAGCCAAAAACCGAAAATATTTATAACCAAACAAGCAAAAAGCTTACGGGTGTTTTAAGCTCAAAAACAGCACATATCCCTTATGCAAAACGGGATTCTATTTCAACAGTAACTAATCTTAAGAGTAGTCCAATTACTAAAGTTTCAGCCTTTAAACAGCCACTTAATTCTCCAAATCCGCAGGAAGTCGTTGTTGTTAATGGTAATAATGGTAATATCGGTCAGAATGTAAATGATAGATTCCTAGCTCATGCCTTAACAGGTGGAATAGGGATGGGAAACAAAGAAGGTTAGCTAATTAATGACTCTTAGAGCTTTAAATTTATCGGTATTATTTACGATGCTTACTTTAGCTGGGTGCAATAAAAATATTGATCAACCAGCTGAAGGTTCTAATACAGCAATACAAGAACCCGTTAAAGCTGAAGCAGCCTATAATTTTTCGTCTTTAAAGGAATCTGATTTCCTTAATCAAAGTATTTTGATTAATGATGAGAAAACATATAGAGGAATAAGGTTTCATGATTATGCTGTAGGTACAAAGCTAATTGGTGCAGCAAGCATTGACTCAATTCAGAAGGTTGATAATCACACTTTAGCTTTAGCATCTTCACGGCCATTAATAAATCAAAAAGCTGGTTTATATGGGGTATTGGCTAATAAAGCTAATTTCGACGGTAATTTAGTTGTATTAGTTTTTGATCCAAAGCTACCAGCAAGGGTTATAGAAGGCGACATAATTGCATTTAAGGGCACTGTAGCGCCGTCAGATGTATTTACTTATACAAACCCTACAACTAATCAAATTGAAGAGTTACCAATTATATATGTTCATTTCTATCAAGCTGGTGAACTATCAATACAAGGTATTAACGATTATTTAAAAAAACAATCTTCTGAAATTCCTAATATCATTCAAGACAAAATTCTCCAATATGAAAAGCTCAATGATTCATGCCGTGGTGGTTCGGGTGATGACCCTAAAACTATTGAAAGTTGTGAAGCAAGAGATAGTTTATATGGCGAAATTAAAAATGGCGGATGGTGTTGGGGCTCAGAAAACCAGAATGCTGCAGGGGCTGATTTGAATTGGTTAGCATGTGCAGAAGATAGATATAAATAATTTAAAAGAGTACCAACTAGATGTATAAATTCATGAGAATTACTTTATTAATATTGAGCTCTATTACTTGTTCAGTTTCATTTGCTGGTATAGAAAAATGCTCAAATTTACCCAATCAGAATGCTTTAAATAGTTGTTCTTCGAATGTTTTGAATTCTGCAAATCAGAAAATAAATAGCGTTTATAACAACTATATGAAAGAGCTTAATTCAACTGAAAAACTTCAATTGAAGGATGCACAAAGAGCATGGATTCAATATAAGGAAAAAGATTGCCAATTTCAGTCTTCACCTGTTGTAAAGGGCTCTTTATATCCATTTGTACATAATGCATGTCTGGTGGAAAAGACAGAAACTCGAATTAAAGAAATTCAAGACATGCAAGAGTGTAGATCAGGTAATGAACCTGGTTGTTTATAATATATTTTGTTAAAGAAAATTAAAGGGATTGAACCATTCAATCCCTTTTTTTGTGTGATTGGATAAGGCCATATATGATTGTAAATGACCTAAATAATACACCTCGTACTTGATTTAGTTTTCTCAAAAAATAGATAACTTAAATATTATCAAAAACTAAGCGGTTATTTCTTCAATTTCTGGAAATAGAATTTCTTTACTGTCAATTGCTCTTGGCATTTCTTTATATTCTTTTTCAAAGTTGCGTAATCCCTTATGTGATGGAAGGTTTTCAACTGCCATTTCAATTAATTCAAGTGCTTTTATTTCATTCCCGTTTTCTCTATAACGTTCAGCTAATTGAAGAATCATGCCTGATTCAAAAATATCTGGACATCTTATTTTTGATTTTTTATCCCTATCTCTAAAATATTGTTTGAAATATTTATCGTGGGCTTCAATATCCCATTTAATAGGATGTGTTAGCAAAGTATTAACAATAAGACCCTCTACACAAGGATTAGATATTTTCACTTCATGTTTCTTAATAAATCTCCTAACTTTTTTTATGCGGTCAACACTATTTTCATATGTTTTATTTAAATATGCGTAATAAATAATGTAGAGGGTAAGAAAAGCATTTTTATCTGCTTGTTTTAATGTATCAATTTTTAATTCGAACTCATCTAAAACGCTCGTTAAGTCAGTTACACTTGCATTAGGAACATTTGTTAAGCATTCTTTTAGTTGAGAAAAAAAGCCTTCTAACTTTTGAACTCCCGCACCTTCACTAAAGTCAGGTACAGCAATCCAATATTGAGGTGCTAAATGCACTTGAAAAATATTAGTTCGTTCTAATGAATAATTATATGGTTCTTTTTCAATGATTTTTTGCTTCATTACGAATTCAATAATTACATGTCTAGCAAGTCTTGATAAACCTTGAAGAGTTAACCATTTTTTATCTTCAATTACACAAAATTCAGAATATTCAGCTAGAGTTAACATTTTGGGTAATTTTTTTAAATTGTGAACGTATTTTGATCTAGCTTGATATGCATTTGAAAGAGCTGTTGGCAAATCCAATTTAGCAATTGGATTAAGTGCAGAATCAGCTTCATCTCGGAAATAAGATTGCGAAATATGTTCAAGAGCAAATGCTTGGAACCTTTTTCGTAAGGAAGTATGTTCTATACTTAAAATTGCCTCTCTAACTTTTAAAGCAATATCTGTTTCACATCCATTTAATGCTTCGTCTATTATCTTCTTTTTATTCTGATCGTAATCTTCCCAAGTTGATTGATGACCATCGAAATTTTGTGCAAGAGATTCAATTGAAGCAACCAGAAGAGTGTAGGCTAGTTCAAAATCATCAGCAATTCGATGGATACCTGTTACATATGTTCGAATTGAGCTCATTACACCTAAATATGTTTTTCGTTCTAGGCCAATTAAGTGATTTGTAAAATTGATAAAAAATTTTTTATTTTCTTCGTGGCATAAAATATTTTTGTCAAAAACAGTTTTAATCATTTTATTTGGTGATCTATGTGTAGATACACCTTGTTGATCGCTTAATAATCTTTCTGTTAGTGAATGGCTAGGTGAAGCAGTACAATTTAAAGCAAAAGAAAGAATGGCTGCAAAGTCTAAAATTAAAGAACTGATCCCATTAGAAATTACACTTCCGGCTCCAATTTCACTTCCTTCCATCAGCTCTTCTATTTCATAGATAACAGTATTTGGACCACTTGCATTTTCAACGAAAAATATTGAGCCTGCTTTTGTTTGGATTTTATCATCTCGAAATAATCTTAAATTCGTATAAATAATTCCTTTTAAATTATTTCTATACCCAATATCTCTAGAAAATAATTTACCTGTAGAAATTTGTAGCATGCATAATTTCCAAAACTTCAATTTACTGAAGATATTGTTAGAAGTTTAATATATTTTCAAGAAATAAAAACTTTAAACATGAATTGAATAGGCTGCCTTCTATAAAGGATAGATATAACTGAAAAGGAAAAAGAAAGCCAACTAAATAGCTGGCCTGTTTAATTCTATAAATGGTCGTATTGCGTTAGATAGCTTCTCTACTATTTGATCCCTCGGATAAGAAATTTTTACATTTTTAGGATCTTTAAAACCCAAAACTAATTGCTCATTTGCCTCTAAAGTAACAATATTTCTTGAGGTACTTGATAATTTTGAATCAACTCTATTTAAAAAACCTATAACAGCAGCTTGTTTTGAGGTAATCAACTGAGGTCTCACTCTGTGATCAGGATAGTTAGTATTTTGAAATTCATGAAACTGTTTAGTAGTAATCACAATTACTGAGTCTTGATAGTCAAATTCCATAATATTGTTATCATCACAAAGTAATACATCTTCATATATGTAACTTGGACCATTTTGCTTAACTTTATTTGGATCAAGTGTATATTCTTGCCCTTGATATTCAAATGTCATTTTGAAATCCTAAATAATATTGTGATGGAATTCTTGCTTTCTATGAAGCTTGATAATTACTTGTATCACCATATAAAAGGAAAAAGAAGATTTCATCATAAACTTTTTATTAACCTGTTCTTTTAATGGACAGTTTCTAATCATTTAACTTTTCTGATAAATCTATTCATATCAATAAAAATTGGAAAGGATAAAAAAACCAGCTATTTTGCTGGCTTTCTTAACTTATCTAACAAAATTTCGTACAGCATTAGACAGATTTTTAATAATCACATCCCTTTCATAGCGAAAATCAAAAGTTTTAGGATTCTTTACATTAAGAACTTTCTGTTGAGCAAGCGTCAATGGAATCTTATCGTTCTTATTACTAACAAGAGAATTATCGATATCAATTAACGTGTTTAATTCAGCAGTCCTTTGAATATTTAGCCATTGAATTTGAACATTCATTTGAGGAAAAGTTGCATTGAAAAAGGGAGTAAATTTTTTAGTAGAAATTGATAAATCTTGACCTTTGTGTTTCCGAACAATTAAATCATTTGTATTACAGAGCAGGGTATCTGCATAAACCAAGTCATTGCCAAATTGTTGAATCTTATTTGGGTCAAGGTGAACCTCTTGACCTTCATAAACAAAATACATTTAAAACTTCCATATAAATAAATTAGTGATGTTTCAGCCATTCTTTGTGGCCTATTATTCAGTTGTATCATTTAATTAGATGATATGTGTAGTTTATTTTTTAATAAGTGCAACGCTTTGAAACTTGGATGGAACCTTTCTCATTTTGTTAGGTTAGGGAATATCAAAATAGCCTCATTTATATGAGGTTATTTTTCATGGGTACTCTTAATCTTGCAGCTGTAACAGCTACGACTCCATATATTAAAAAGATCCAATCAGCTTTAGAAAAAGCAACAGGCCAAACTATTGTTACACCAGAGTTTCTTAAAATTAAACGAGTAGCTGGGGTCAGTGTTTTACCAGTAACTTTTTTCTTTTCAGGTGGCGCAACTCTTACGCTTTATGTACGTGCTTTAGCGGATGTAACAAAGGCAGAAATTAACGATAAAGTTGTCGTCTTGTCTGGTGATTTCAGTGATGACTATAAGCCTACTTTTGATAATGCCGTAAAAGGTGTGGCAAAGCTTATTCGTGAAGCACAATCAAAAATTCAAGCCCAAAACAAGCGCGAAAAAGTGCGTTTACCTCCACGCCGTACTTCAGTAGATCAAAAGGCTAAAGAAGTTGAAGAACAAGAGCAAAAGCTTGATGAAGATTTAGCAAAACAAACGGCGCAACGGGACCAACTTTTGGAAAAAATTGAACTAGCCAAACAGCAACTTGGTATCAGTTCTATTACGGAGGCTGGTCAATCCGAATTGGGAAAGTTCAGTAGTGTCATTGATGAAGCTTTTGATAGTGTTAACTGGGACGAAAATGAACATCCAAGAGATGCTAACGGTAAATTTAGTGTAAAATCTCCTACTAATCACACTTCAAACTTATTTAAAAATATGAAGTTATATCGCACTGATTGGGGGAAATTTCCTAAAACGGTTATTGACCGTGGATTAGGGGATGCTACTTCTCACCCTAAGTATGAAGCAGCTAAGGCTGGGGATGTTGAAAGTGCTTATGAATTAGCTAAAGATTTAGTTTCTGATGAAGCAATTGATGCACTAAAAAAAATAATTGATGATCGGGATACAATTATTGTGCCGGTTCATGCTGAAGAGGCTGTAGGGCGTAATATGATCCCTTTAGCTACTTCGGCTGTTATTGCAAAGAAACTAGGGCTTGAAGTAGATACAAATATAGTTCAAGCTATTAAAGTATCAAGAACTGGTGGTGATGGGTGGCATAGACTAGCTAATCCCCCAGCATTTGACGGCGGAATCGACAATGATAAATGTGTTATTATTGTTGATGATACCCAGACACAAGGTGGTACTTTTGCGGCATTGAAAGGCCATATTGAAGCCACTGGGTCGAATAAAGTAATTGGAGCATATGCACTGACGGGTAAACAATACTCATCACAATTAGCTCTAAGTAAAGAAACTCTTCAGCAATTGAGGGATGTATATGGCAATCTCGAAGCATGGTGGAAATCGATTTACGGGTACGATTTCGAAAAGCTCACAGAGTGGGAAGCAAAGTATGTCCTCAACTCTCGTAAAACAGCTGACGAAGTCCGAGATAGAATCATTGCGTCAAAACAAACGTGATGCTTATGCCCAAATGATGAAAATGAATTAATTGTTTTATTTTTTAAAAGACTGCTAAATAGCGGTCTTTTTTGTTTTGGAACCTTATAAATATTGAGGAGGTTCAAACAACTACTCTTATAAAAATCCAAATTAAGGGTAGTACCATGCAAATTCAAATCGGTATAGATATTGTCTTAATTCTTGCATTTTCTGCGTATCTTTATTTCATAACGGGGTGGAATGGCAAAAATAAAGCGGCATCAATAAAACAATTTCTCAGATGGCACTTTGCTTGCTGTAGCTTCAACTACAGAAGCTCAATCAATCATGTCTTTACATGCAAACGTAGTAGCCATTGTTACATTCGGATTTGTTTTAACTGACGTTAATTTAAAAAACGTAACTATCAAGATTGATCCAAACACACCAATTGCTGTGATGTTGATGAATCAGCATAGTGCAGATGAAGACCCACACCCACAATACGCTGCATTAATCCGTAAACTTATGACTGAACACAATCAGCATGAGGATCCTCACCCCCAATATGCATTTGAGAAGGACGTAAAAGCCAAAGACGATGATTTACAACATCAGATTGATGATCTAGATCTTGGTTCCAAAAACTTATTACAGCAGCTAATCGATTTTAAGAAAAACTTAGATGCTCAATATCCAAAATTGATTGGAGCAGGTGTAAATATTGGTAGCACTGCAACAATTGAATTAGGTGGCAAAGTTACAGATTTACGTGATTCAAAGTATGCAATCCTTCTAACGCCCGAAAGCTCACATGAAGCATGGAAGCTTACACGTGCGGAAAAAGGGTTCTCATATGAAGTTTGGGAGCGCTCAGGTCAAAACCGTATTGGATATGCTGGTGCAGTGAATTGGTCCGTTGTTCAGGTAGCTGCAGAAACACTAAACGATGGAAACGGCGATTACACAGTACCAGGTGTTTATATCATTCCAATTCAACCAAAAGAACAAAAAGAATTCATTTTAGTGGGTGCTGGCGGTGCTGGTGGTGGCAGTGTATGGGAGTTAGGAGCATTGGCACATGGGACCAATGGTACAGATACACGCCTACGTTTAAATGAGCTCGATTTGGCGGTTGTTGGTGGGGGTAAAGGCGGTACAAGTGGTCAGTGGTCGAATGGTAGTGCTTTCTCAAATGGTGCTGGCGGTTTAGCTGGAACAATTACTATCACATCTAGTATTACAGAGCTTTCAAGAAAATTAGGTATTGCTGGTACAGCTGCAAACCAATTGAATCACATGGGCGGTGCATCTGTAAGTCCAATATCAAACTGGGGTGCAGGTGGGGATGGTGCTAATGGTGTAGGAGATGACGGCTGGGCACTTGGTGGTGGTGGTGCAAGTGGTGGTTTACTCATTTGCCGATATTCTAATTCAACCGAAAAAACTCAATACATGACTTTAGTTGTCGGCGAAGCTGGTCACACTACTGAAAGTAACGGCAACAGCGGTAAAGCGGGTATTGGTGGCTTTGCGCGTGTAAGTACTGTTAAAGCTTAAATAGGTGAAACAGTATGAGAAATGATTATCGAAATGCTATTAGAGACTTAATTCACCGAAATCTTCAACAGAATAATATTCAGAATCTAATCGTTTGGGAGATTAAGGAGGATGAATCGCAAGATCCATCACTCTTAAGCTACAAGCTTTATGGTTCAAGTAATCATATTGATGCGGTTTTAGTGGCCTGTGGTGCCAACGGCATTTGGGAAAAGCTACCACTACAAAAGGTAGCATTTCCAAGACTCGTTGATATTTTAAGACTTCAAAAAGAATACTTGCAGGATAATTAATATGTCAGCATTCAAGCCAGATGATTTACGCCGTGCCCAGCTGCAATTAAACCAATCTTTGCAAAATGGTGGAGTTCGTAGAGATCAACAGAGTCGCCAGCGTGCAGATAGAGAACAGCGGGCATTTGCCGAAAAGGAAATTGAATATGATGATTGGGGACGAAAGATCCCTAAGCCTATGTTCTTGCGGCCACATGATATTGCAAAAGGCGAAAAGTATGATGTAGAGAGAGTTCTATTTACTACGTTAGGTCAGCAAAACGGAGAGGTGCCACGGCGGGCTAAAAAAATTAAAGCTCGAAATGGAGCGTTTAGCCAACGTAAAGTGAATGGTCGAAAAGTTCATTACCGTGGAGTTCTTGCGATTCGACAAGGGGTTAAAACAGTTGTGAATAAACGATTACCAGGTCAAAAGGTGCGTTTAACATCAGCTCAAAAAGCTGGTATGAAAAAAGCTCGTCTTCATGCTTTCACGGCGAATGCAATTCGCAAGCGTTTGCGTTCATTCAATAAAGGTAAACGTTTAGGTATTTACTAATTGCTATTAGTTAAAGTCATTTTATGGCTTTACCTACCATCCATTCAATTCAGGAAATAAGCATGAATACAACTCAAATCTTAGGTGAAGCGCCAGGTATTCAATATCAGAAAAAAACTGATAAAACTGAAACAAAAACAAATCAATCATTAACCGACACGATTATCATTGGCCGTTTTATGCGTGGGCGTTTTGATGCACCTATGACGATCCATAAAGGAAATATTCGTGGTGAACTCGGTTATGAACCAAATAACCCTGATTATCGTTGTGTCCAAGATGCGCTAGATCGGGGGGTGCCTTCGGTACAGATTCTGAGAGTACCACCAAATATTGGATAAAAGCAGATTTAAAAAGCTACCTTTTAGGGTGGCTTTTTTATTAAGACCTATTAAGTGGTTGTTAAACAGGTCTTGAAACAGGTCTTCAAATTGTTTATATTGAGTTAACCCTGTAGCAAACTTAACTTCTTGAGGACGGTTCTAATCAATTGGCTACAAATTGATGTAGGACACATCAAATGGGAAACGTCATGAACCACATAATCCATAGTCGATTTGTGGCTAGTGTTTCTGAATTAAAAAAGAATCCTACAGCAGTTGTACAAAATGCTTTTGGCGAAGCAGTAGCTATTCTGAATAGAAATAATCCAGAATTCTACTGTGTTCCGGCAGCAATGTATGAACGCATGATGGATCTAATTGAAGATCAGGAACTAATTAAACTAGCCGAGCAAGTTGATACTGACGAAACTGTGAAGGTATCTATTAATGAGTTACGAGCTAGAGTTCTCAAAAACAGCTCTTAAAAAGTTTGACAAACTTAACCCACAAATCGCTGAGCAGTTTATCCGTAAGCTGGAAGCAATCCTAGATAACCCTAAGATACCGAAGAATAAGCTGAGAGGATCAGTTGATCTATATAAGATTAAACTGAAAACAGCAGGATACCGCCTTTTATATCAAGTCAAGGATGATGTAGTCGTAGTTCTTGTTCTTGATGTAGATAGGCGAGATGTTATCTATAAACAGATGTGATATAGCCCGCTTTTGCGGGTTTTTTATTATTATAAAGTCAGTTTTCTAAAATGGAACTGATTAAAAACCAATAGCAAAAACATCATTAATCTTGTTGCATAAATCTGCCTTTTGAGCATCAAAATTATGCAACAATCTAATCCGATTTTACTAAATCAGCTTAAACAAGATTACATTGCTCTACAGCAACTTGGTTCACCCTTATTAGCGTGTCAGGGGATGTTTGTTCCTCGTGGCATGGAAGACCTTCGCTTTTTATTTAAAAGTTGCCCACGGCCGATTGTGAGTAATGAAGATCCAGCAGAAGTTCAATATGCGGGTGGCTTTACTGGAATTGTTGCTGGTCCGCCGAAAACCCATTACACAGGCAACCTTCAAATCCTAGTAACTGAAGCTGGGCATGATCAACTATTAGCTGAATATGTCGTAGCTAGTGGTGGAATCATCCATGGTGATTACTACGATGGCCGATTAGGAAGTTTTACCCGCTCATATGCACTTGAAAACTGTGCTATTCGTTTTGAATCAGCTGAATACGATTCTGATAGCAGATCACAAGTAATGACAGTTTCTTGCCCAATTGATTACAACTACTTTGGTAGTTTCGCAAACATTGGTACCAACGGTAGTATTCAGCCAGGTAAAAAAGAAATTGATGGTACAGCTGAGCTTGTTAATCGAGTTCAGCAAGTGATCAATACTGCTCAACAAGCAACTAATCTTACAAATGCTGTGCAAGGCGTTGGTCGTCAACTGGGCAATCTATTTGGGTAATGGCTATGAAGTTATTACCTGAATCAGAAGGGTATGCTGTAGTTGCTGGTTCTATCCAGCAACTTTCAGAAGAACTCTATAAAGAATATCAATTAACTGGTTACTCAATTTTGCTTGAGGATATCGTTAAGGCATTTATTGAAGAGACAAAATCTTATGCGGGTTGGGCGACATTAGATTGTCAAACAAAGGCAATTACCAGTATTGAACTGAATGAATCCATTGAACTTAATGGCGATGAGTACGTAATCATATTGCCTTTAGTAAAAGCTCATTGTGATCTTTTGCAAGCTCGATTAGTTGAAGCTACCCGTGGACTTGGAGTAGAAAGTTACGGGCTTTCAGTCTCAGAAGCTCAGCAAAACTATAATGAGAAGAAAGAAGCTTTGCCAAAACTTGCATTTTTAATGGTCCCGATGAGTTTTAACATGGGGAACCGTTAATGCAAATCACCATAGTATCTGCTGGAAAAATTATTCCAGCTTCTGAGCTTATTAGTGCAACTTTAAGAACTGATCTCATACCTATTCCAGCCTCTATTGAGTTTACAGTTCAATCAACCACTGAATTAGATTCCCTTTTAAAAGAAGAGGAGCAACTTACTGTAAATGACATATCTCATCCTTTTGAACTTATTAAAGTCACCCCTCTAAAAACTCAGACTATTAAACAAGATCGACGTGTAGGTGGTATCTCTTGTATTGGCATTTTGGCTGGCTGTAAAAGACTTATCGAAAATTCAAAGCAAGCTGTTATTAGTAATGAAACCTCCTTTAATTCAGTAATAAGAGCTTGTGGAGCAACTATCAGTCTAGGTGGTGATTTACCTTTGCCAAAATTCGTTTGCCTAAAGGGAAGCTTGCCTACACAACGTTTGGCTCATTATCTGCAGCAAGAAGCGGCAGTCATTTGTTTTCAAAACAATAAGGTGTCAGCTCAAAAAATTGATTCTTTCTTCAAAAAGGAACCAGTCACAAAACTAGATCCTAGCAGTGTCGTTTGGATATCCAGTAAACCTTTGGAACTGATGCAAAAATCATCTTTCGTGACCGTGGAGAATAACGGTTCAACGGTTGTTGGTGATGACTCAATAACCCCAGGCCACACTGTTACGCAAAGAGCTGGTTTAGATGCCCGACAAGTTAAAAACTTGGAAAAAGTTTTGATCTTGCGGGGAACCATAATCAGGCCGCTAAATTTGAATTGGAATGCGGGCGATATATTCGAAATTGATAGTAAGAAGTATGTCGTTTTAACAGCTGCACATCATATAGATACAGGCGCAATCGGGGGATCAATGGGGACTTCATCAAAGTTCTGGATTGCTAATTTGTAGGTCAAATATATGAATGGTTATAAACGTGCAAAGATTTTAAGTTACAACGCAAAAGGTCGTACTGCACAAGTACACATTCATGGTTTAACTGATGGCGCTAGTGAAGGCATTACGGCAACTTTTGCCTATCCAGTCGGTGATAGTGATTTAGATACAGAAATACAAATTGTGGATGGGGAAGACGTCTATGTCTTCTTTGAAAACGGCAATGAAGAACGTCCAGTAATCCATAGTTATGTCAGTCACGGAGACGGCGCAATTGTAGGTGTGCGCCGTATTCGACAAGACAATATTGAATTTATTTCTAAAGAAAATTTAAAAGTAGATTCTGGCACAACTGTATCTATTAAAACGCCGTTGATGAATGTGCAAGCTAATACACAACAAACTGGTAATAGTACATTAACGGGAAATAGCACTGTAGTAGGTAATACTTCAGTTGCAGGTAATAGTTCTGTTGCAGGCAGTATGGCCGTTGGTACAACGCTTACTGTAGCAGGTGTGCCTATTGATCCTAAAGCTATTGAGGGTGCATTTAAAGACGCTCTTGATAAGTTAGAGAGTTTAAAAGAAGACTTAAAAGAACAAGGCGAAAAAATTGATGAAAACAAAGATCAGATAAGCCAAGAAATTGATGAAAAAATAAAAGAAGTAGAAGAGTTAATTGATAATATTAAAGATTCTGATGCCTATAAATTGCTTGAAGAAGGTATTAATCACATTGATGAAGAGGTGCAAAAAATACATGACCAAGTAAAAGAAGTAGGTCAGATTGCACAAAATAAAGTTGATGAAATTCGGGCTTATATTGATCAAGAAATTGTCGATACCAAACTGATTGTTGAACAGCATGCAAATGATGCAAATATTCGTTTGGATGAAGCCAATCAACGTATTGATCAATCAATTCAGGCAAACGAAGCGTTGGTAGCTGATGCTCAACAGCGGGCTATCCGCGCTGAGAAAGAACTCGATGACAAAATTGGTTTCATCAAGAGAGAAACGGATTCTATTATTGCTGATGTTAGAAGTGATTCTGATGAAATTCGCTTGGTCGCAGAAAACGCGAAAAAAGTTGCTGATCAAGAAGTTCTAGACCGTCAAAAGCAAGCAGCTGACACTCTAATTGTTATTGATCAAACTAAGGCCGCTTTAAAACAAGATATTGATCAAAACTTAGTTAAAGCTGGTCAAATGATTGATGATGCTAAATTAGCATTAGGTGAAGAAACTAATACCCTCATTAATCAAAAAATTGAACCAATAGTTAGCAAAACTGAAGCTGCAGTTAAAAAAGTAGATGAATTTGCAGCCCAGTATGTTGAGCTTGATAAGAAAGTCGATTCTGGTTTTCTAGCTGAAGCTGAAGCACGTGCAAATGATAAAGAGGCTTTAACTCAAAGTTTTGAGCTTAAGTTTGCTGAAATGCAAAACGAATTGGGTAAATCAAACGCCTTAATTTCAGAAGAATCTAAAACTCGTGCAGCTCAAGACAAAGCAATTACTGAACAAATTAGTATTGCGCAATCTCAAATTGGTGATAACAAAGCTGCCATTAATAGTGTTGAACGAACTGTAGTTGACCTTACCAAATCTGTGGCTGAAAAAACTGACCAAATACAGGCCAGTTTAGACACAACAAATGCAAGTTTATTAAGTGCTAATGAGTTAGCGCGGATGCAATCACTTGGTAAACCTTTACGTGATGATCCGACGTTTCTTTCTGGTAATGGGGGATTAAGTGCCTATGTGGTACCAGCAGGCTCAACACTAACTCGACAAGCCAAATCTACGGATAACCCCGTAAATAGTACCCATGAGATGCTTTTAAGATCTACAGCATCTTTAGGTGGTGGTTGGTATCCAACTGTTCCTACACTTGTAGCTGCGCCTAATAAAACCTTTTTAATAAAACAAATTATTAAAATGCCAAAAGGAACTTATTTATTACCAGTTGGCAATGCTACAGGTACGGGGGGTTATTTACGAGTACTTGGAAATAAGGAAGGTACAGGCAAGTTTGAGGTTTATTACTCTGTTGTTCAGTGTGGCTATGATGCACCAGCAGCTATCCATGGGCATTTCCGTGTTATTGCTGGCACTAATCCACCTTTGCCAAGCGCTACAAGCCCAGTTGATGTAATCCTTGCTGATTATGAGGTCTGGGACATTACAGCACTAAATGACACCATTCCTAAAGCATGGCGTGATCAAATTACTGGTAATGCCTCATATATCGAAAAGGTTGAATCATCTGTAAAACTTGTTGATGAGAAACTTGTTTCAGAAGCAAAAAAACTTGAAGAACTAAAGACTGACTATAATTCAAATAAGACTAAAACAACGTCAGATTTAGCGACAATTACTCAGTCAGTTTCTGATGGAGATAAAGCCTTATCATTACGTATCGACCAAACAAAAGCAGCTCTCGAAGAAGCAGATCGTCAGTCTAATTCAAATATTCTAGAAGTTACTGAGTCACTAGCTGAATTTGAACAGTCTACCACGACGAAATTTACAGAACTTGATACAAGTATCTCGAAAGAAAATTTGAAGGTACAAGGTCAGATTATAGATGTCCAAAAAAGTGTATCTACCTTAGAAAGTAATACAAACACTAAAATATCTGGCCTTTCTTCTTCACTTAAAACTACTGATGATATTGCTAAACTGGCTTTCGATAATGCAGCCGAAGCGCAGCAAACTGGTACAACAGCGGTAAAAGCAACTGAAGCACTTTCTCAAAATTTATTAAGTCTCAAGTCTCAAACTCAAGTAACTACTGGTGTGAGGGCAGTAGTAACAGCAAAAGGAATTGATGACTGGTCAACTTGGCGAGCTACAGGTGAAGCTAAAGTACTTCAAGATTCTGATGCATTTGGCGGTTATATTCTTGAGCTTGGTAATAATGCTGGCAATGATGAAGCTTGGGTTCATTGGAAAGAATTAGTAAAAATTAATCCAGATACGCTTTATCGGGTGCGTGCACGTTTCCGTCGTGTTGCTGGTGAAAATGGAAGTATTTATTTAGGTGTTGCATGTAAAACAGCAGATCAAACTAATTATGTAACAACTACAAATAATCTTGCTGCAGACATGGGCTCATCAAATTACTTGTTGTCTGCAATTAAACCAAATTTAGGTGAATGGCAAGAAGTTGTACTTTATCTGAAAGGAAAATCTACAGGTGCAGCTACGGGACTTGGAACAATTGATAATCCGCGTACTTTCCCAGCACAAGCTGAATTTTATGCCCCAATGTTTATTGGTAACTATGCAGCTCAACCAGGTATAAGTCAGCTTAACTACATTATCGTTGAAGATAACAACTCTTTAGCTTCAGCAAATGATGCAACAGCAACCGCAAATGATTTATTCAAAACTGCTACTAATAGAACTGAGGCTGAAGCAGAACGGACCAGTAAGCTTGAATCAAGAATGCAGAATGCTGAAACAGGTATTCAGAGCAACGCTCAAGCATTATTGAAAACAGCTACAAAGAGTGATCTTGATAGCGCCATGGGACGTGTGGCTACTGATATCACAGCTGCAGTAGATAATATTAAAATTGGTGGGGTTAATGCGGTAGCTAATTCAGAAGCGCCAAGAAGCTCAACAGCATCAACTAGTCGTGAATACTTAATGTATGAACGAAGTAAAGAGCTCAAAACTTTTTATGACGAAAATTTAGATAAGCCGGTTACTATTTCTTTTGACGTGAGTGTGCCCGTTGCTGGAACAGTACAAGTTTACTCTTCAAATGGATCTGCTCATTACTTTACAACATCAGTTACTGTAACAAAAGCAAATGAGTTTCAAAGATTTGCTGTTACAGTATCCCCTAAAGTACACACTGGAAGTACTACCGAATCAACAATTGAATTTTATGGAACATATGGTTCTGGTCGAATTCCAACGATTCAAAAATTACAGATCGAAGCAGGCAATAAGGCTACTGCTTGGAGCCCAAGCCCACGTGATACTCAAAGCTCTTTAAATGCCAATGCGGAAGCAATTAAAGTTACTCAAGCTGAAGTGAAGAAGAATGGCGATACTTTATCGTCTCAAAGTATAGATATTTCAAAACTTAGAAATGATCTAACATTAACCAATACCGAAGTAAGTAAAAAAGCTTCAACTGAAGCATTACAAACTACAAATTCTCGAGTAACTGAACAAGCTGGACAGATTAAGGCTGTTACTGAACAGGCGAATACCTTGTCTGCGAACTTAAGTAAATCAGCACCAGCGGGTACAAACCTTTTAATTAATTCGAATGTAATTGGTACCTATGATGGAGTTTCGTATCCTCATGTACTTTATAAAATGGGGGAAGATTGGGAGGTAGGTGCAAAATATACATTGTTATGGTGTGCAGAACATAAGCGTAATAATGCTGATACAAACTCTACATTAGGTGCATATGTAGGTGGTGGACAGCAGGTTGTTCAATCACTTACAAATAGTAATGGGAAAGTAGTAAGTAAAACTACTTTTACTAAAAACAGTAGTGGTTTAGGTAAGTACGTCAATTTCTACATGCTCAATAGGCCAAATGCAGCACAAGGTTCAATTGGTACAGTTTACTGGGCTGTATTAGTTAAAGGGGAGTTAATAACTACTGAGAGTTGGATTGCTAGTCCTTATGACTTCAATGCGGCATTTGACCAAGTTTCTGCGAATCTAAATGAGTTTAAACAAACCTATGTAACTGAGAGTGGTGCCCTTGCTCAAAGAACATCAAAACTTGAAGCAGGGATGAGTGATGTTGAGAAAAACATTTATAACACTACTCAGGCCCTAAATAACTACGCTACAAATGCAAAATTAGATGAAGTTACAGCCTCTCAAAATAAGGCATTTAATACTTCACTCACTAAATTGGATGAAGCACTGAAATCGGCAAATGACAGTGATTCTTTGGCAGGCGATTATAATTGTAAGAATCCTGACATGTGGTATAGCCATTACGGTTACGACATGCCTCAGTATTTTAAGACAACAACAACTGGGAAAAGTGGTAATACAGTTTTCAGAAAGGATACTTCAAATCCAGTCAACTGTTTTAATTACAATAAACAATCACTACCAAATACACGAACATATATTGTGAGTTTCTTTGTTCGTCGTAGCTCCGATTCAAACGGTCTTTGTTACATTCCAATTGGTCGTGCAAAAAATGATGGGGTATTTTCAACAGCAAATTATACTAGTGTAAGTGTTCCAATTGCTGAAATCCCAGCAAATGAAACTTGGACTCTTATTTCAAAAGTCATCAACATGACTTCAGTTGCTGATACATATCCCCAAATTCAGTTAGGTATTGCTTTAGGTCATACTGGAAATGCGGGTTGGTGGGAAGCACAAGCATATAAAATTACACCAGTTCTAAATGAGTCAGATGTAGACAGCACAATTGTTAAGTCTTCTATTCTTGTTGATTACTCAAGTAAGTCTGATACGACTAAAGCAATTTCCGCTGCTACTGAGTCTCTTGAAGCTAAATTCCGTCAGAAATTTGGTGATTTATGGACCAATAGTTCAGCAACTCTTGATAGTACTCGTTATACAAAAACAGAGACTAATCAAGCGATTGCAGAGGAAAGTAAAATCATAAAAGCCGCAATTTCAACTAGTGGCGGCGATAATATTATTAAAAATGGTGATTTTTCTAAGCCTCTTGAAACTTCAAATTGGCGTCAAAATTCAGCAGTAGCAGGTAGCTTATTAGAAGTTTATAAGGACTCAAATGGGATTACTTGGGGGCATTTTAAATCAACCAATACAGCAACATATTTTAAAGGCTTTATTGAGACGATTACTTTAGCTGAAGGCTTAGAAGGAAACCAGAAATACACGTTGTCTTTCAAAGCAAAATCATTGACGGCTGCTCAAACACAAATACTCCTAATCATTCACCGTCGTGATGCTGCAGGTAGTAACAATCAAATTGGAACTACTTGGAATAATATTTCTACAGATAAAGAAGTTTTATGTACTTACACATTTGACACTAATCTTTTTGATTTACAATATATTAATGTAATTCTGTATGCTCAAATTGGATTTGCACCTGATTTTTTAATTCGTGAAGTACAAATTGAAAAAGGTGAATTAGCAACTGGTTTTAGAAAAAATCCTCGTGAACTTGAAAAAGGGTTAGAGGCTAATGCAACCGCAATTGAAGGGACTAAGGCAGATGTTAAAAAGAATGGTGAACAAATTGCATCCATTTCTGAAAATTATGTAACTTTAAAATCTGCGGTCGATAGTAATAAATTATCTGCTGACGGTAAGTTTCAAGAAATTAACTCAACAATTAGCGACAACCAGCAAAATACAACACAGTCAATTTCGAACTTAGAGTCAAGTTATAAACAACTTAATCAAGATCTTGGTCAAGTTTTCAATTATCGTGTCTACTCATGTGGTTGGAATGGCTTTTTCACAGGGATAAAAAACCTTAAAGGTGAAATCAAATCCGTAGCTTCAGCTCGCGGATTCTCAGTTCATGTTTTAGCTGCTGATGGGTCAATTGCTTCTTCAACTCGATACGATACATATGCTGCTATCGCTAATGCAACGGCGATGAGTAATGCTATCGCCGCGATTCCGAATGACACATTTGTTATTGTGACCAATTACGACAGTATCGGAGTAAATATTGCTACTGTTAAAAATGCCTTAATCTCTCTTGGGGCAAATCCATTTACAATTGATCAAATTACTGGCCGTGATGCATACATATTAGTAGGTCAAAAAGGAATTGGTTCGGGGAGAGGTATCGAATTACATTCAACACCAGATACGGGCCCAAATGGAGCCAAACAAATCATGCTTGCCGTTCAGGTCGTAAGTGGTATTCCGATTGGTTTGGCAAATAACAGTGGTAACTTACAAAAGGTGTTAGAAAACCACGCTCAAATACTTCAAGAAAAAATTACTCGATCTGATGCAAAAGAAGTCTTTGCTGAGGAAATTAAAGTCTTCAAAGCACAACTAGATACCTTACGTTATTCCGAAGAAAACTGGATTTTACTAGGTGATGATACTAAAAATTTAAGTATCACCACTGGTACCAATAGAACAGTTGCTGTTTGGGAACTTCAATACAAACATAAAGAAATTCCTATCGATAAAGGTGATCCGGTTGTAGCCCGTATCAAATATACAGCTGCAGCTGGATTAGTTGGCGCTACCTGTAGCATTCAATTTCATGGAGCAACTTATAGCATTGGATTACCTTCATTTATTGTTGCTGCAAGTGGTGAAATTGAATTGAATGGTATTTTCCCTTCTGATTTAAAAGCCTCTGCTTATGAAGGTATTCCATTGGGTTTACGATTTGATAATGCTCCTTCTGGCGGAACATTTACTGTGACCAATATGTTTATTAGCCGTGGTAATTCAGCACCGAACTTTAAAGGAGGTTTTAGATCCTCTCTTAAGCAAAATGCACAGTTTGTAGAAGATACTTTTATCAAAGCAGAAGCAAACAAAGGTGTTATTGCCCAGCAAATTCAACAATATGATGCTGGTGTACCTAGTGGATTATCTACAGTTGTGAAAACAACAAAAGCTACAGCTGACCAAACTTCACAAGATCTTGCAACTCTTAAAAATACTGAAATTTCACAGTTACAAACAAGTACTAACAATCTTGGCTCTGCATTAGAAAACACAACAATGCTGGCGATGATGATTACTAACGGCAAGTTGGTGCAAGGAGACGTGAACTTTAAAAAGGGTAATAATGCAGTAGGTGTATATAACAATGCTGGCAATGGGAACGTTACTGTTACTCGTGTTGCAAAAAGTGCGGATAACCCGACTACATCAACACATGAGCTGGAAATCAAAACCATTGGTGCAGCGAATCCAGTCTGGGGTGGAATTTTCCAACTTGTTTATGGCCGTGCAAATGCTGTTTTTGTCATCAAATATTTAATCAAGCTACCAGTTGGATATAAGTTAGTGAATGCTGGCAACTCGATGGGGACTGGCGCAATTGATCGATTCATTGGCAGTACAGAGGGTACAGGTAAATTCGAAACTTATATTCGAATGATTAAATGTGGTGCGGTAGGTACTTTTTCAAACTCAGGACATGTTTATGTGGCTGGCGGCTCTACACCAACTGCAACTGTACCTTTAGTTTGGACCTTAGCTCAAATTGAGCAATATGACGTTACTGATTACGCTTCAGCTGACCCGACATTACAAGATTTTGTTTCTACAGCTACAGACTCTATTTCAACATTAACCAATTTCAAAGAAACGTGGGCGGCCAAACTTTCTGAGATGTCTTCAAAGTTAGACAGTAAAAACGGCGCTTATATTCTAAATGCGGATATGACAAATACTAATGTTGAGCGAGCTATTGCTGCATCCTCGCAGAAAATTACATCAGAATATACCAATGCTATGAGCGTTCAGCCATTGGGTTCAGGTGGGGGCAAAATTTTCGTGAAGCCTTTGACTTGGCGTCAACCAATTACTACTACTGGTACCCTTGTAATTAAGACGCCAATTACAATTAGTGCCTTCATGACTAAGGTTAAAATCTCTGGTTATAACTACAACAACAAAGAAGACAATATTTTTGATTTGGACTTGGCGTTCTATGCATATACGTCAACAGTACCATTTTATCCAAATATGACTTCGCGTTCTTTTGGTATCACCTTAGATGAAAGTAATACTACGACTAAAGGTTTGGCTTTAGCTTTAGATAGCAATAATAAAGTGTGCATCTTAATTACCAAAAAAGATGCTTGGTCTTACCCAGCTATTACGGTTGAGTCAGCAACAATTACTCATACAAACCCGCCAGATAACTTTAAAGAAGGATGGTCAGCGGCTATTGAAACGGATTTATCGGTTTATAAGTCAGTAACGCCGTTTACTGTCACTTCAATGATGGAAACGACTGCAGGTTCTCAAGCCAAAGTTGATATTCCAATGGCTCAGTTAAGTGATATTGCAGCTGATAATAAACTTACACCCGTTGAGAAAAAACAGGCGAAGTTGGTGTGGGATACTCTTTATCAAACTGATACAAGCTTACGAGCTGAGGCTGTCACTTATGGTATATCTTCAGCTGCTTATGCAACAGCTTTTAGTACTTTAAATACATATTTGGCTTCTTTGTTTGCCAATATGAATACAACCAGTACGATTGATCGAAATCAGTTTATTACCAACTTTGCTAATGTTCACAATGCACGTCAAGCACTGGTAAGAGCAATATCTGAAAAGGCAAAAGAGATAGCCGATTCTGCAAAAGACTTAGCATCAACTACAAAAGCGACATTAGAGCGTGATTACATGACGTTTACCAAGACGAATGAAGCAATCGCATCTTCAACTGAAAGGATGTCTGCTCTGTATTCTGCAAATGGTCAAAAGATCATGGCTTCAGTATTAGATACATGGCAAAAAGATTGGTTAGTAAAAACTCCAAGTGGAAATAAACCTGAGCTTAATTTAGTGGCCGATGCAACTTGCCGTGGGGGATATGCACTAAGAATAGGGAATAACGTTGGAAATGATGAAGCTTGGTTAAATTGGTTTGCTTCTTTGCCAATCGATGACAACAAATACTACCGAGTGAAGTATAGATTCCGCCGTGTTAGTGGTACGGGTGTTGTATACCTAGGTGCAACTTGTCAGAACGCCACTAAAACTAAGTATGTGGCCCAAGACAACACCGAAATTAATGATATTGGAGCTAGTCATTATCTTGTTGCTGGTACCGCACCAGCGCTGGGAACTTGGATAACTGGAACTGCATATTTCAAAGGTAGATCTGCTGGTGCAAGTGCAGGTGCCGGCACTCTACTAAGTCCAAAAACATTTGCAAATAAAGCTGCTTTCTTTACTCCAATGATCATCGGTAACTATTCAGGAAAAGCTGGTGAGGTGGATCTAGACTTTATTGATATTGAAGATGCAGACAATATCGCAGATTTTGAAAACTTTAAAACCACCTATACAACTGATGTGGGCGCATATGCTGGCGCATTACAAACATTAGTATCTGTTTACGGCCAAAATGCTATCAAGCTTAAATCACAAGCTGACTTGATTGATGGTGTGAAAGGTAAATACGTAATGGGCATGGATAATAACGGTGTGTTTTCTGGCATGTCTATGGTCAGTGAGCAAACGAATGGAACCGTTATCAGTTCAATAGGTTTTCAAGCGGATAAAATTTTCTTCACAACTGGTACATCTTCTACTAAGTACATGCCGTTCATAATCCAAGACAATCAAGTCATTATGAATAGTGATGTATTTATTAAGAATTTGACCGCAGCAAACTTTAAAGCTAAGTCTCTTACTGCTGAATTATTTAATGCTGAAAGCCTTAATGCTATTACATTTACAACGGTTGCAGCTGATGGGTCGAAAACAGTGGTTTCTGGGGGGATAAGTCGAGTGTATTACCCTAATGGACAGCTAGCAGTTTTTATTGGTGTGGAATAATGGCATTAGCAAAGCTTAAACTTTTTGAACAAAATGGAAAACTATACTTTGACAGTTCCCGAGATAGGGTGCTGTCATTTATAAAAACAATTAAGTGGTCTCAATATTACCCAGCTAATCATACTAATAACAGTCAGTATAAAATTTATACTTATAATATCTATGATGCTGAAATATCTCCAAATGGAACATATGCAAGATTTACTAATATAAATCCAGAAAATTCATTGCAAGAAGTTGTTTCTACTTTCAAATATTTTTCTGGTTATTTAGAGATGACATTAGTAGTCAATAATAACTATTTGAATGCCTTCACTTTGAATTTTGATGTAAAGATTTATCGGAGATAATTAAGTGCCTGCTGTAGCAAAATTTTTTTTAGAAAACGGACAAGTCAACCTTGATCTTACTTCTAGAATTTTAAAAAGTGTAGCTAGTCAAACTCTTAGGTGGGATAAAACTAATGCTTGGAATACTTATTGTCCGATAACTGCACGTAATGAGAATTTCAATGTTCATGATGCATATGATGTTGGAAGACCAACAATAATTTCTTCAACTGGTTCTAGGCCACCATCAAGTGAAATGTTTGAATTATCAACATGTTTGAAAGATGACAGTATTTATTATATTGGAGGTGGATGGACATCTGGAGGAACTACCGATTTAACAGCAGATGTATATTTTAACTATGTATCTGATAATTGGTCAGGTGGGGTTTCTACAGATAAAATTAGGATTTATTCCCCAGATGGCAAATTGATGTGGTCTGATAGTACTTTAAAAAGTTGCCCAGTTTATATTAGTACTTTGGATTTCACATCCCTTAACCAAGTTAAAACAATTTCAAGTCCAAATGACCGCAGATTATATATCAATGAAGCATCAGTATTTGTATCAGGAACAATTGTAATAGATGAAGGAGGTAGCTTTTTTTCTACCTCTGGGTTACAAGTTAGATGGTCAAATCAAGGAAAGACTTTAGAATGTTGTTATATTTCTTCAGGGGATGGCGATATAACAGAAGTATTGAGACGGGTCGGTAAAGTAACTGTCGAGATATTTGAGTTTCCCACCTAACACCATTCTTGACTTTCACGCCCTTCATGCCAATTACCTTCATAGCAATGTCTTATTTCATGTGCTAAACATTGAGGATATTTTCGTAAGTAGATGACACAGGTATTACCAGTAATATCGGCATAAGCTAGTGTTTTGGGGTTGCCTCCATTTAACTTCCTTATCTCAATATGTGAAATTGTACGTTCTGGAAATGGAATAACTTTATTGTGCTCAAAAAATGTAGAGCAGCCACTTAAAAAAACAAATAATATTATCAAGTATTTCATGGAAATAATTTTACCAAATGTATGAAGATTAAGGCAAGATTGAATTTTGAGATTTAAAAAAGCGCTCTTTTTAGAGCGCTTTTTAGTTTTTTAAGCTGGTTGATCTGGAGCCGTTGCTTCTTCTACAAAACTGTAATTAACAGCAAAGGAATTAGTCTCAAGATCCCACCCTAGGTTTAATGTTTTGAAAGCAGGGCGGCTGTTAAATCGCTGTGCATTGACGATGTCTTGAGTCTTTTGTGCTAATTCGATATCCAAAGCGTTAAGTACTTTAACTTCAGCCATGAGCTTTTCCTCTAAAACAGATTGAAAATAGGTTCAGATAGAATTGCATGCTGTGGATTTATTAAATCTGTATGGTTCCAATTAGCTTTGGAACCAATCTAATAGTTAAAAAATGGTAGCCATCAAAATACTTAATTATTTAGGTATTTTGGCTTAGTTATGTCTTCTCGGTTCTTATCGTTGTTACTCGGTGAAAATGTTAATTCATATGAACAGCAATTTGATACCTCTAATCAGGATGCTACGGCGCAGCTTTATGAATCCATGGCACCGTTTTCACTTGGGACCAATCAAACTAAAGCCAATAAGAAGCGTACTCGAAAAGAAATTTTCACCAAATGGGAGAGAATGTTACGCTTTGCCCCTATCGCAGAGGGGATGGGGATTCATGTTTCTGCCGCTTTAGGCGGAGATTCTTATAGCGGCCAACAAGTGTTTATTACACCAGCACAACGTTTGAAAAAGGCAAATGGCCCAGCAGCTGAAAAAATAAAAAAACAGCTAGATGAACGCCGTGATGTCATGGAAAAGCTGATCAATAAGTATTTAAGTAAACTTGCCCGAGATGCGATTTCATTTGGCGATTCTTATGCCCGAATTTATGGGAAAAAAGAGAATGGAGTAATTGATCTCCTTTGTAATGAGTATACTTATCCGCCATTAATACAGCCATTCGAACAGGGCAGTAAAACTGTCGCATTTTTTTGCTTAGATCCTCGAAATTGGCAGAAAACTATTACAAAATTAAATACTATTCAAATGGTACGTTTCAAAATGCCCCGTATGAGCAATATTGCTCAATATGAACTTGTTGAAACTGGCCTTGTAACTAAAATGTTAGAAGGAGATGACCCAGATGAATTACCGATTTTACCAGCGCATTTAGGTGGTTCATTTCTATACGAAATTGAAGAAGTTTATGATGATGTGATTCTTGCATTGGCATCTATGAACAGCCAGCAGATTGCAGATACAGTAAATCAGATGTTCTTGACGGTAAATATGTCTGGAATGCCGCCAGCACAACGCCAAGCCTATGTTAGGGGTTTGGAAGGTTTACTTAAAAATCATGAGACATATGTTCGTGATGCTTTATCAGGTGGCGAAGCGGTTTGGAATACTGCTTTTCACATGCTGCCAGTATTTGATGAGAAGCAAGTTCTAAATCCTGTTGGTGATATTAAACTTCAAAGAAGCTCACCTATTAATATTGAACAATTCATGATTAATGTCCGTTTGTTAATGGGCGGGATAGGTCTAGACCCAAGTATGGTAGGGTGGGCTGACATGTTAACTGGTGGTATTGGTGAAGGCGGAGCATTCCATACCTCAGCGCAAATAATGCGTAGGTCACAAGACATTCGTACAGCAGTAACTGAAGGGATTAATCAGATTCTTCATTTGGATTGGGGATTTGCGTTTAATGAACAATTTGAGCCTAAAGATTATCCTTGGCAAGTTGAATATTATACAAACCAAACTGCAGCAGCTACTGAAGAAATCAGTAATGCACAATCTAGAATGAATACAACACTACTTAAAACCCAAGTGATTACCGCTTTAAAGGAGACAAACTTAGATGTAGAAACTATGGCCTATATTCTAGAGCGCGATGCAGGTATGAAATATGATGAAGCTCAATTATTAGCTGAAAGTATTTTTAAGAGCCGTAAATTTTCTGAGGATGAAGAATAATGGCTTTTTTTGAATATGAAACACAGAATAAAACGTCTAATAACAGTTTTGATAATGTTATAAGTCCATTCAAGGAACGTTTTACAAGAAATCCTGTCTTATGGTCTGGATTGACAGTTGATAAAGCTGTTTCTCATTATCAAGAGCTCTATGCATTAGGAACTCTCTCAGCCGCCCATTTTGGAATAGAAATTAGACCTTATCGGGCAAATAGTAAGATTGCCCAAGCGAATATTCCAATTTTTGATCCTTCCAATAAAATCGCTTGGTTAGCCAATAATGTTGATGTATCACTTCTGGATGCACAAACAGATTCAGTACATGTTGGACACTATCAACTCAACTATATAACCGGTAATGCCTCAAATGAATTAAGTATCTCATTTATTGAGACTAAAGCTGCAGCTATTGCAAATAGTGCATTGGCCATAAAGCAAATAATGTTTAATAAAGATGGTACACAACCGCCACCTATAGAATATTTAATGCGTTTGAAAATATATGCTTTTGATAAAGCAGTAAGAACTCAACATCATTTTGAAATTGAACATTTAGTATCACTACAAGCTGGTAATTTACCTTTAGATGCTTCAAATAAGGGGCATACTATCGTTACATTAAATTTCACTAAAATGTTTCCAAATTTATAATTGCTTCAAATAAAAATAATTATTATTTAC